ACCTCTGTTAGCCCATTCAGCTAACATAATATTAAGTGAACGTCTTGCGCTTTTTAAATCATAACCAGATCTAGAATTAATTCCACATCTTTCAAATGCTTCTTCAATAACTTGATCTACATCTAAATTAAAGGTGTTAGTTCCGGACGTCGCCATTACTTACCTACTTTTTTCATAGCCTTCTTATGAGCTTGTGTAAAAGTTTTACCTTTTTTCATAGCCTTTGTCATAGAAGCCATATGTTTTTTTGTATGGTGTTTAGAATGTTTTTTCATGGTCTTTTTTTGACCACCTGTTAATTGTTTCGGCATCGAAGACCTCGATATCATTTTTAGTTATAGTAAGCTACTACAAAGTCGCAGTTAGTTACGTCAACAAAAGCTGCTGTTTCGAATCTTACACCATCTCCGTCAAAATTCATAGTCAAAGGTTCATTCGCTGCTGTACCCCATTTTAAATGAATTTTAATGACACCAGCCGCAGAAGTATTATCATAAATTTTTACTTCACCATCAGCCGCACTTGATTGACATTGAATTGATTTTATTCTTATTGGACCAAGGTTAGCATTACTACCAGCAACGGAACCTTGTAGTCTTCCATCTGACGTTAATGCTGTGCTTGCTTTTACATCACTCATATTATCTCCTATTGATAAGTGTGGGGCCGAAGCCCCACGAATTAGTTTATGCTAGTACTAAACCAACAAAAGTTAATCTGATTACAGTGGCACTACCCGGATCTCCACTTACTACTACTTCTACTTCGTCAGCAGTTGTAGTTGCACCTGTTAATCCTGTAATACCTCTAACACCATTACAACCAAACACACCTTTAAATCCAGTTGCATTTACTGCTACAGCAATGCCGTCAGTGTATGAATCTGTATCACCATCATCACCGATATCAACTAAGTTGACGTTGTTTGTTGATGCTGTAGTTACGTTAAGAGCAACACACATAGGGATAAAGTTTGCAGGCATACCTATTGATGCCTCTTTACCAGTTGTTGCACCGTTAGCTACAGTGATTGTTGCTTGATATGTTTGTAAAGTTGATGTGTTAGTAGCTGCTGCATTTAACAAAAGTGAACCTGCTGAATTGCTTGAAACATCACCAGTTGCTACACTATTTAAAGTTGCATGCTCTGAAATTGCACCTGTACTTGTATTTTTAGTTATTACTTTGTGACCAGCTTCCGATCTTACCGGACCGCTAAAAGTTGAATTAGCCATTTTTACCTCGTAAGTAAAGTCATACTGTCTCTACGAGCGTCTGCTAGGGCAGTCAGTATAACCAGTTATCCTAGTTGTCTTGTGGGGGTATGAATCCCCCACAAGTTAAGAGTAATTATGCTCCCGGTGAACCAAAGATACCTCTAAAGTCAGAGAACCCGAATGAGTATCTCTCTCTAGATTTGTATCTAACGTTTCCAGTTTCAAAATCGCCTTCCATCTTAGTGGAAATTGGCGCTCTTTGGAAGTGTTTTAATCCGTTAGGTGCATCAGTTTTGATAAAGAATGCGTCTGTGTCAGTTAAGTAGTTATTTACTACATAACCTTGAGGAATCATTCCCATGCTACCTACAGCATTGATATCATTATCAGAAGTACCTGTTCTTTGACCAGATTTCATCAGTCTTTCAGCAGTGAACTGAAGATTTACTGGAATGATTAACTTTTGACCATTTAGAGCGATTTTTAATCCTCTATCGTCAGTTAATCCAGCAATGTCAATCAGTGCTTGCTCTAAAGATGTTTCATTTAGGTCAGCAGAGGTTGCTAGTTCGTTTGAAATAGTTCCGCCAGTTGAAGGGTGGTCAGTAGCACATAGCTCCTTACCATCTCCACCAGTGAAAGATGAACTGAACGCATTGTTTAATACGTTAGCACCTTTTACTTGTTTAGCGTTAGCCATTGAACGAGCTAGTGCTTTTGTGTAACGAGAACTGATTGTGTCGTAAAGGTTATCCTCTACTGCTTCTTCAGTAATCGCAAAAGCTAGTGCTATAGTTTCGTGAGTGTATCTCGCAGTGAAAGACTCAGTGGCATCGTCGTAATTTACGCCTGTGCCTTCTGGTTTTACTTGCGCTGTACCGAAACCGGATAGCATTACTTCTTCTTCAAATGCACGATCAGATGTTTCTGTATCGAAAATCTGTTCATGCTGGTTTTCATATCTGGCATACTCTAACCCGAACAAAGCATTTAGGCCCGGTTCAAGCTCTTTTACCAGTTGTGATCTAGAAATTGGCATTAAACTCTCCTATTATATTGCAGTGGTTAGTAACCAAGAATGTTCGCCAACGTTAGGTACTACATATGCGTTAGCATTCGCTGCACCTGTATCGCTGTTGTTTGGATCCTTGGAAATACCGATTTGTTTAAATTGTCCAGAAGTTGTACTAGTAGAAGTATCTAACTCTTGTGAAGATCTTCCAGAAAGAGTGCTTCCACCCGTTCCTAC